CAAGCGAACGCTGCGGCTTATCTGATAGCCACTTGTAATAGAACCCATTTCTAAAGGATTGATCTCAACAGGAAGTGCCATGGATCACCCAATGTTCAAAATGGAGGTAACAGTAATGCTTGTGGTCGTGCGCACAGTGTAAGTAAGGGCATCAACAGCGTTGGCGGTCGTTGTTAATGTCGGAGCCGCACCACCCGGAAATTTCCAATATGTTCCATAAGCAAGTGTGCGACTACCAGTTGCATCTTGCGTAATATAAATGACGCCAGATTGTCCTACATTAAGATTGGTCGGATTTGCCAATGTGCGGTTGCCGCCCAATGTCACAGAGAAATTGTTGCCAACGCTAAAATTTGGAGTGATCGTTGCGCCGTCAACCAATGCGTCAATTTCCATAAAAGCGTTACCTGTGGATTGAAGCGACCCAGAAATAACCCCGTTTGCAGCAAGAAGTTCTGCAAATTGGCTCAGATAGCGTGAAATGGACATGCTTATTCTCCGTTAATAGGTCAGGGCGTCAAACAGATCGCCAGCCGATGCTGCCACACCAAGCACAACCGCTGTTCCGCTTGTGGCCGTATAGTCGGAAGTTTCAAGAAGCACACCATTCAAGAACACCAAAATTTTGCCGACAGTGTAAGTCACCGGGAATGAGGTTTGACCGGCTGTTGCGGTGATCGGAGTGCGGGTGAAGCTCGCAGACGAACCTGTTGTACCAGTAGGACCAGTTGGCCCCCCTGTTCCGGTCGTTCCAGTTGGGCCGGTTGGACCAGTAGGGCCAGCAGAGCCCGTTGTGCCAGTTGTTCCCGTCGGGCCGGTAGGGCCCGTCGGGCCGGCAGAACCAGTTGTACCAGTAGTGCCTGTCGGACCTGTCGGGCCGGTAGGACCAAGCTGCGTATAGGTTGTTTGTTGAACCGTAACGATGACACCGGGGGCTTCGGGACGCGTTGGACCTGTCCCTGCCGCAAGGGTTGCAATCCTCACAGTTGTCGCAGATACACTCCAAGCAAACTGAATATAATCTCCGGCATTGACCTTCACAACGAAAGGAACCGTCAGAACATAAGCGCCGTTGACAGACCCGTTTTTGCTGACAATTGCGGCCTGACTGTTTGAGTCGGCAACATCAGTGCCGTTCATTCTAAGCCAGAAATCGCCGTATTGAACTTGCGCGTCAGAGTTTTCAAACAGAACAGATGCCTCAACACAATACACACCGGCGTTCGCAAATGTGACTTGGCTTCCGGAAACAACGCTGACACCGGAGCTGTTTACGTCAATGCTATTCAAACCAACAACATAAGCTGTCGTTGTGCTTGCGGCTGTTTGAGTTGTTGTGTCCCAAATACTTGCCCAATAACCCACAGTCCCACCAGCGCCGACTGGACCGGTCGGTCCGATTGTTCCGGTCGGCCCTGTGGGGCCACCAATGCCCGTCGGGCCGGTTGGACCTGCTACGGTCGAAGCTGCACCTGTAGAGCCTGTCGGACCCGTCGGGCCTGTCGGGCCTGTCGGACCGGCAACACTCGATGCCGCACCGGTCGGACCAGTAGGGCCAGTAGGGCCGGTAGAGCCGGTTAAACCAACATTGCCGGTCGGCCCAGTCGGGCCGGTCGGCCCGGTGGGGCCAGCAATGGTGACGAGCGCCCCATTGTCCACCCAAGTTGTGCCGCTCCAAATCCATAGGTGCTCGTTGTCTGTGGTGACATAAGCATCCCCGATTGCACCTACATAGGAACTCGGGTAGCCCGGCAAAGCGGTAGCGGTTGCCACCGCACCTTTGTACTGAATACCTGCGCCTGTTGAACCGGTTGGACCTGTGGGGCCGGCAACAGAAGATGGTGCACCTGTCGGACCTGTCGGTCCGGCTTGCGTGTACATATTCTGCTGAACCGTCAACAACACACTTGGCGTTACGGGTGCTGTCGGAGAGGAACCCGACGGCAAAGCTGCAACAGAAACCAATGTGCTTGCTGCGTTCCAATAGAGTTCCACATAATCACTTGCCGCGAGCGTCAGCATGAAATTCCAGCTTGCGACAATTTCACCGTTGATGCCGGCGTTCGTGCTTGGAACATTGAGGATGCGGTTGGTGTCGGCAACATCCACGCCGTTCTTGCGCAACCAAAACTCGGCGTTGTGGACGAGTGTGTCGGTGTTCACCAACTGGGCACTGAATTGAATATTGAATGTGCCGGCATTGTTAAACGTGATGCGGCTGCCGGAAGCGATTGTGACCCCACTGCCGATGGACACTGTATTGTAGGTGATAGGGTGTGCCGTTGTGATGCTTGCGACCGTCTGTGTGGTCGTATCGAACGCCGACAGATAATAACCTTGCGCGCCACCAGCACCTTGCGCTCCGGTAGGGCCGGTTGGGCCGGTGCCGGTTGGCCCTGTCGGGCCTGTTGCGCCGGTTGTGCCGGTGTTGCCGATAGATCCGGTTGGGCCGGTCGGTCCGGTTGGCCCTGTGGGGCCACCAGTGCCCGTCGGGCCGGTTGGGCCAGTGCCCGTCGGGCCGGTTGGTCCGGGGACTGTGGATGCCGCGCCTGTTGGTCCTGTCGGCCCTGTGCCGGTCGGACCTGTGGGACCACCGGTGCCTGTCGGGCCGGTCGGACCAAAACCCGTTGGTCCGGTCGGACCATTGCTGCCGGTCGGACCTGTTGCGCCGGTACCCGCTGGACCTGTCGGGCCTGTCGAACCCACGCCGACATAATTCATGGCGATGAAGGTGACGAGATCGCCTGCGACACAAGCCGCGCCCAGCGTGACCGAGGTGCCGTTTGACGCCGTATAATCGGCAGGGTCAAGCAGCACACCATTCAAATAGACTTGGAGGTAGCCAACCGAATAAGTGATTGGAAATACCGTTTGACCGGCGGTCGCCGTATCATTGGTACGGGTATAGGTTGTGAGCGCCGCTGGCCCTGTTGGTCCGGTCGGACCAGTCGCGCCGACACCGGGGCCGGTCGGACCCATAGCACCTGTCGGGCCAGTAGGGCCGCCGGGTGTGCCGGGAGCACCTGTGGGTCCGGTTGGTCCTGTTGGACCAGTTGTGCCGCCTTGTGCAAACACCGTCCAATATAAAGCGTTTGTCGGGGGGATGTTGGTGTTGTTTTGCAGTGCAAAATACGAAGACCCGTTATATTGCACTATATCCAATTGATAGTAGCTTGCCGTTGCGTTCCAAGTGCCCGCATTGAACAGTGACGAAAATACCGTCGTATCTAACACATTGTTCAAAACGGGACCGGTGATCGCACCAACACCGTTCGCAACAATCTGCGAATTGATAAGAGCTATGAGCTGGGCGCGAGTATCAACGGTCATGCGGCAACTTTCAAATTAGGTCGTGTATTGGCAGAACCAAGAGTTACCAGTTGTCGGACCATAAACTGCAACTGCATCGGTGGTTACGACGTTATAGGCTTGATATAGCGACGCTCCCGGAGCCAATTTGAACCCACTTACTGCCGATGGTGCCGCACACCCGTAATTATCGTTCGGATCGTTCAGCAGTTGAACATAAGGGGCGCAATCGTAACCAGAGCCGGGATTGTCAATGACAATGGAAGAAACGGCTCCGGCGGTCAAAATACAATGTGCGGTTGCAACATTTGAAGGTGCGCCTTGGTTGGGGTAGCCCAAACCAAGATCACGTCCGTTCAACATGTTTCCACCACCCAAGAAAACAACAGTGGGAGCGTAAGTAAAACCAAAGCCGCCATTGGTGACGCTCACACTTACGACTTTACCGCCGGAGATCGTGGCGGTGGCACGGGCACAACCAAATTCAATCTCGATTGTGTCCGACGCCGATGTGTTCTGGATCAAAAGCGATGACCGAGGCGCAGCACGCGGCAGAATGAGTTGCGGCGTGCCTCCGGCTGCAACCACTCCGTCTGCTCGATATACCGGAGTGAGTACTTGCTGTTCACAAAAACCTACAACTCTTGCCATCGTTTAGCCTCTTATTGATTACGCGCCAAAAACGCACTAAAATTTGTCAATGCAGCACCCGACACAATGATAGGGGTTGTTCCTGTTACGGAACCCCACAACTCAATGTAATCTGTTGTGCCGTTCATGTAGATCAACGCATTCACGACCGCATTTGCAGTTGAAAAATTACCGGAACCAAACGTGTAACCGCTGCCGTTTTTATACACCGATCCGTTTTTATAAAGAAAAACCCCGACTTGCGTTCCGGTAGTTACTGTGGCTTGCATATTGCCATCGACTTGATAATAACCGGCAGTTGTCGGAGTAAACCTGTATTGCGTGGGATCAAAGCACGCATTGGTATCAAACTCTTTGGTATTGATGTTGATTTTAGCCACAACTCCGGTTGAGACCGATTGGGATGAGTTGGAATAAGCACTAAAGGCAGGTCCACTGTTTGTAATAACTAGCGCCTGCCTGATCCACGCACCTAAAACAACGCCGTTCGGAACAATGACTGAACTGTTGTCATCAGGAGCAATAGAAGCATAATTCCAATAATACCAACCCTGACCACCATCGTTGGGGACGTTGGTTCCCTGTAAATACACCGTCATACCAGGTTGACCGACGACGGTGCGCATGACGGCGGTGTTTAACGCGCCGATGACATAGGCATTTAACTGACCTGCGCCAATAATACCAATGCCGTCAACTGATACTGTTGGGACGACGCTCACTGTTGCCTCCGACGAACCTCAAGATAAGCTACGGGAATGACTGTAAAAATGCAATAAGCGACCAGCACATAAAGCGAGGGAAGCGTCTGGGAAAGCGTCGCCATTACAGACAAAACAAAAGCCCCGATCAGGGCCAAAAGCAGCAACCCACGGGCCGAAAGAGCGTAACCGAGACCCGCGAAAGCCGCCACAACGACATTAAGCGTTGTAGGTTGGGTTGTCGTCAGGGTCGTCTCCGGGGTCGAAATCTGTGGATGTAAGGCTTCCGCTGCTGGCTTTTTTGGCCTTTGACTTATTTCCTCGACGTGCAGCCGCCGAACTGAACTCTCGTTTGATTCCATCGAACCGTGACTCCTCTTTCTGCGGGGGACGCAGGTCTTTTCGTGTTTTGGCCCAATCAACAACGGCCTCAAAAGCCTTAACCTGCTCGGTTACGGTGACGGCGGTTCCTGATTTCTCCTCGTCCATCCTAGCACCGACCCCTGCTTTTTCCAAGAGGAGAGCGGCGGCAAGATCGAGGGCATCAAGAAGTTTGTTCGGGCTGTCGTTCATTTTCGGCCTCTTTTGGCGCTTGCATGAATTCTTTGGGGGGTGTCGAAACGGGCGGCGTGACCGCAGGTGTCGGCTGTGGGACGTTATGTGCTTGACGTTGTGCGATTTTTTCTAAAGCACGAGCATAGCTTGCGTTCTTGTCCTCGGCAATCTGCTGCGGCATCGCCACTGTGGGGTGCAAGGGGTCCATTTTTGGTGTTTGCGGTGCCGTCTGTTCGGCTTTTTTGACATTCTGGTCTTCCGAACCCTGTTTAAAGTCCTGACCGATTTTGTCCATAACACCTTGAGGTCGTGCCGCTTCCTCCCGGGTGTTCGAGGCAAGCTGTGTCTGTTTTTCCTGCATGTAACTGCCGGGAATATAGAGACCGTTCTTAGCAATTTGCTCAAGATCGGGCATGTTGGCTTTTCCCTCGATCACGCCGGCGACCTTACCCAAGTCGTCGTTACGGGAAGCCCAGTTAGCCGCCACAGGACCGAATTTGGCAGGATCTTTTTTGATAAGATCATTCATAAAATTGACGCGTGCCGAATACATGGCCGCAGGATCGCCGTTGGAGCGCCGTATCAATTCCACCGCAACTTTGGGTCCGGCCATGATGGCGGTATCATACGCAATCATGGCGGCTTTGGGGCTGATCTTGGCAAGTTCATCCCCATTGATGGCCTTCCAGTATTGATATCGGATGCCTTGTGCCTCTTGCGGTGTCAGCTTCGAAATATCAAGTTCGGGGTGTGCCCTTTGGTCAATACCAAAAGCCGCTGCGCGCCCCGTGCCGTCATTCTTGGTTCTGCCGCCTTCCTTAACCGCCGTGAAAGCGTCGGCATACCGGAACGCAGGTGAATAAGGCGACGCGGGGGTTTGCTGTCCGTCTTGTGGGGCCAGTTGTGAACCGGCAGGTGCCAACGGAGAAGATGCAGGCTCAACCATTTTATTGACTTCCTCTCATAATTCTACCGGACACATAGTTTGCTCCGGCCCCCAGACCAAGTGCTACAGGGGCAGTATATGTTATCCATTGACGGACCCAATCACTATATTCTTTGTCATTTTTGGTTTCGGCATACCGACGTTGTGCCGCGTTGATTTCCTTCAACATGGCATCATGTTCAGCATCCGAAATCAATTTATCAGACCTTAAAGAATCAACCCAACTTTGCATCTTTTCGGATTTTATGATTTTTTCGACAGGGGTGTTTTCTATTTTTGTTTGCATTTGCGCCAAGCTGTCTTGGAGCTTTTTCGCTTCGGTCATCTCGGTTATTTTTTCTTTGGCGGTCTGTTTGTAAATTTCACCTTTTTCAAACTTCGCTTGAAGGTCTTTGAAGTGTGATTTCAAACCAAGTTCATCCAACATCTTTTCGTTGTTTCGCCAGAAAGTTCTGAAATTTGTAGCCGTCGGTGTTTTCTGCGCTTCGCTTATACCAAACAATTCGCCTGTAAAATACTTCTTTGCATACTCTTTGAACTCGGGGTCGTTTTTAACCATGTTCACAAAAGCCGGATCGCCCTCACGGGCGGCTTTCAGAACGGCTCCTGTGAGTTTGCTTTCCAACACCGCGTATTCGCCTGTGAAACGATCTTTGGGGCCAAGCCCTTTGAACCCACCTGTGCGATAAGGATCGAGCGGGCGCGACTCTTGCGCCCACTTTGTCACGGCTTCTTGGTAAGGCTTGTGTGCGTCGCCGACAGCTTCCATCAAAAGCTCTTTGATTTTGCCCAACTCGTGCGCTTCGTCTCCTGCCGCTGCATCCACATTGGTAAGAGCCTTATAATTATTTTCGGCTTCAATTGTGTTCCAATATTTACGCAAAGAGTCAGCATCATTGACGCTTATCCCTTCCCGCGCTTCCATCAATTTTTTGGCACCCTGTTTGGCAGTTGTGACGGCTTCCTCGGAAGGAAGTCCCAATGCCTTTTTGATATGCTCAAACATTTTGTAGGTAGGGGTCTCTGGATTATATTTCGCTTGGTTTTCTTTGATGTAGTCTGCGATGGCATCGGTTTTGACAACATCCCCCTTGGGGGCCGATTGTACTGCCTCTTTAAAACCAGACAGCCGCTCGCGCTCCGCTTCAAGGAATGTTTTGTTCTTAGCCAAACGATCTTTCAGATACGTGCCAAAACTTGTCTTGTCTTCGGCGGGAAGATTTTTAAAATCTTCAACAATTTTTTGTGCTTCGCTTTCAGCCGAAGCCGCCATGCTTTGTGCTTTGGTCGCGGTGGCTTCTTGCTCGCCTTTCAATTCGGAAACTTTAACACCTGTTTTTTCTTTGATAGATGCCAACCAGTCTTCCGCTTCTTTGAGAGCTTTACGCTGTTCCGCACCGCTTAAATTGCTGAACAGTTTACCTGCGCCGAGAAAAAGTGGTTTTAACGCGCCGACCGCACCCCCAAACAGACCGGTCTGCACGAATTGATTTTCAATTTCTTGCCAGCGGGCATCCATACGTTCTTTTGCAGTGTCTTCTGTCCGTGTCTCGATAGCCCCCGTAGCCGCGCCAACAGGTGCGCCGATTGCAGTACCTTTTGCGGCTTCCGTAGTTAATTGCCAAAGACCTTTAAGTGTGCGGTCGAGGTTTGTTACTTTGGTCGCAAGCTCCGTGCCTTCTGTCGCAGCCGTTGCCGCTTCCGCAACTTCGGGAGCAACTTTTGATGCCCCGCCTACGAGAGGTGCGATTGTTTCAGGAATAAGTCGCGCAGCCGCAACTGGGGCAAGATTTCTTGCCGCTCCTAAAATGCCTCCGGTAGCCGCAATGTCAAAGCCTATTTTACCTGCGGTTTGACCACGTTCAGTCCCGTATTCTTTGAGTGTCTTTGCCGTGTCTTGCAGATATTTGGAAATTTTTGACCCGTATTCGGTGTTTTCAGCAGGTGTTACCGCCAACTGCGCGATACCAACAGGGCGTTGTGCCACACCGGATGCAAAACCTTTCATATCTTCACGCGCTTCCTGCATTTGCTGCCTGCGCAACAATGCCCTTTTCTCGGTAGCGGTGGGTTCTTTGGGGGCTTCTACTTCCGTGGCTCCGGGCGGAAGGGGCGGCATTTCTTTTTCTACCGCGCCTTCGGGGAGAGGCGGCATTTCTTTTTCTACAGCGCCTTCGGGGAGGGGAGGCATTTTGTTTTCATCGACCATTATTTTGCTTCCTCGCCAGTGTCTTTATAGACCCACTTTCCGTCGCTTACGATAATTTCTCGATCACCTTTGAAATATGTTTTTGCCGCAGGTGCGGTAGGCGCAGTCGCAGCAGGGGTAGTCGCAGCAGGGGTAGTCGCAGCAGGCGTAGTAGTGCCGGGAGCCGCAGTGCCTTTCTTTTTAACCAGTGTCGCCAAGTCTTTTTTGTATTGTTCTTCACCGATCTCAAGCGGCCTTGCAAACATGACGCGTGCTTCCGGTGTGAGTAAGGGGTAGAAATCTTCTTTGGTCCGTCCTGTGCCGGCAACGAAATCCGACATCGCCGAATTGATACGCCCACCCACCAAATCTTTCATGATGTTAATGTTTGACCGAAGAACAGAGATAGGTAGTTTTCCATCAAGAACAGCGGCTTGCTGCTCACGATCAAGCAATGCACCTGCGGAACCTGTTGCAGATTTGATGATTTCGTCGGCCACCAAACCTCGTGCGGCCTGTATATCTGTGATCGCTGTGATAGGTTTACCGACCCCTGCCGAAATTCTTGCTTTCAATTCGTTTGTAAGTTGTGAATTTCCTGTGGCTCTGGATTTTTCCAGCTCTCCGACAAGCATATCCAACTCACCCAAATGCTGCGCAAGGGTTGTATAGCTTAAAACCTGCTTGTTACCGACACCATTCGGATCAACCCAATGGCGATAAGCAAGGTTTCTATTTCCATAATCACCTTCTACAAAAGTCGGGTTTAACTGCTTCACACGCAGATAGCGGTCATCCCATAACTTACCTGCGTTTTCTGTGCGAGGGCGGATACCCAAAGGAATAGCATAGTTTGCAATGCCTTGCTCGACAGCACGCTGTGCTTCACCACCTTTACCTTCCAAACGGCTTTGTTTGGCTTCTTCCGCGCGAAGTTTAGCGATGACCTTTACGGACTCTTGATCGCCTTGTTCTTCAAGCAGTTCCAATTGTTTCAACGTATTTTTTTCTTCAACCGCTTTGCGATATTCGGGATCGGTCTTTTTGTATTCTGCAATCTTTTCGCGTTGTCCGGCAGGAGAATCCATGTGTTTTTGAAAATTCTCAATACCCTTGATATAGCCTGTTTTTTCAATTGCGGCTTTTTTCTCCGCAAGTGTCTTGTTTTGATAGTCTTCACTTGCCACCAAATTTGTATAGTTGGTAAGCCTATTAAATTCTTCTGCGTTTTTCATTGAGCGTAACACATCAAGGTTGGCCGCTTCTTCGCCGTGTTCTTTTGCAATGGCAATGCGTTGTGTGTTGTTAAACATCGCGTCATTTGCTTTGCGTTTTGCAATAAATTCTTTTTCTTTAGCCGTGCCTTGCATTTCGATCAGCTTTTCTTCGCTATCGAGACCTTTCATAATTTGCTTATAGTGATCGGCTTCAAAATCGGCAGCTTTTTGCAAATTCTCGTTCGCGGTTTTCCATTCTTTATAGGCTTGTTCCGCACGCGCCTTATCGCCTTCCTGATACCCTTTCATGGCGGAAGCCGCAGCGTTCAACGCTGTGACGGCCCTATTACGGGTGAAGGCTGAACCGAGCATTGCGAAAAGCATAGCCATAGATCCCCACTGCTCCACGAGAGGCGTGGGTTTTTCAGGCTTGTAAGGAACTTGATTAAATTTGGGGTATGCGACTTCCCCTCGCTTACCTTGAATTTCAGTAGCTTTTTCAAGTCGCTTTTTAGCGTCTTGGGCTTCTTCTTCTGCAATTTTTAACTCTGTGGCTTCGTATTTTTGTTGTGTTTTAAGCGCCTCATCTTCACGCGCTTGTTTACGCGCTTGCGCTTCCGCATAAAGTTGTTCAGCGGTCATTTGCGGAGCGGCGGTGGCAGGCGGTGGAGCGGCCGCAAGCGACGCACCTGCGGGCGCAGTGGCGGGCGCTGTTGCTTTTGGAGGGGCCAACACCGAACTTGCAGGCATAGGCCCAATGCTAATGGGCGGCCCTGCAAGAATAGAAGTGATGTCGTCGTCCGGTTTTTTCGTATTTTCGTCGGCCATGATACATTAACCCACTGGTGTTAAGTTCCGTGCAGCCCCATACGCCAAGGCGTTTGTGAAATTGGAAATCGCACTGGACATTTGAGCGTCTTGTTGCAGCGAGGCTTGCATAAGGTTTTGATAAATACCTGCTGCCATTTGCTGCTCGCTGATACCTGCTTGCAACAACTGTGTCGCAATCGTCGCACCTTGAGAAACGATTGTTTCGTTGATGCGTTGGATGTCCTGCGCTTCCATCGACGAGCCGGATGTGCCTCTTGCCGCATGGTTCGACTGAACCGTGGCGACGGCTGCATCCCGCGCGGCGTTCAGATTTGCCTGCACGCCGGGAGGCAAAGTGCCGGTTGAGAGATAGCTGGCAAGTTGTGTTCCTTGTGCCTGCATGTTCTGTGCGGCCGCGCTCATTTGTGGTTGGAATTTTGGTGGTTGCTGTGCGTTCATCATATTGTAGGCGAGCCCCGCACCGCTCAAAAGTAGTGATGGGTTCTTCTTCAAATAATCAACAATGCTTGACCCAAAACCTTCTCCACCTGCCGCACTTGCGGCTTGCGATGCGCCTGTTGCCGCTTTACCTGCGCCGATTTCTTGCGAGGTCAGACCGGATGAACCTTCACCGATGCTTGTGCCTGCGCTTGTAGCGGGCGCGGTCGTTGCTGGCGCAGTGGTTGCCGCAGGAGCCGTTTCTGCGATTGTTTGTGGTGCGACTGTAGGCACGCCCTGTTGTGCCATTGAAGGCAAGGCCCCTTGCGGATTGTATGCCGCAGGTGCTTGTGTGACGGCCTGCCCACCCACAGTCGCATCTGTAGCGGTGCCTGTAGAGGGGCCAAGTGCGAATTGATCCCCTGCCAAGGCTTGCGAAGGTGAATAGCCTGCATTTGCCAGAGAGGATGACAACTGGCTGCCCGCACCGGGACTTGAGAACACGCTGGGCGCGGTTGTTTGTGCCACTTCCTGCGGCACCGCAACTTCGAGAGAAGATGTTGCGGCGGGGGCTGCGGTCAAACCCGAACTGACTGCCTCACCCCCGATCACAGGGGTTTGCGCAGCGGCGGTCGTAGTGGTCATACCGGCAGTGGTAGGGGTCAACGGACTTGCAGCGGTGTCAACAATAGGTGCGCCGCTCGGTGTCAGAGAGGTAACTTCGGCAGGCGCGCCAACTTGGAACGGTGTGGTGCCCAGATATTCTTCAGGTAGTGTGCCGGCAGGGGCAGCAAAACCGGCTGCCCCGCCTGTTCCAGAAGTCACGCCTGCGGGGGCGCTTGCCAAGGCTTGCTGTGCGGCAGTTGTTGTCTGTACGCCGGGAATGGCAGAGGTTGTGGCTTCCACGGTGGAGGGAACCCCTGTGGCCAGAGGCCCGCCTTCGGCACCGATACCCTCAACGAAAGGTGCGGCTGCCCCTTCCAGAGTTGACCCGATAGCACCCGCCACTTCAGGAGCAGCATAGGCCAATGTTCCGGCGGCAGCCTCACTGACCGCCGAGGGCAGGGCGACATCAGCTAAGGTCATGGCCGAGAAATCACCCAAAGCCCCCATCGCGGTAAAATCAGCGGCGGCGGTGGCGGCAATATCTGTCGCTGCTACTGCGGCGGCTGTATCAGCCGCGACTTCTCCTGCACCAAAAACAATACCTGCTGTAACGCCCATCAGTTCAGCCTCTTTTCATGCCCACTTTCGACTGTCTTGTATTTTGACCACTTCAGGATCAAACCCAAGGCCGGATGGGCTACCTTAACATTGACATGCACAACATGCACGCCGCGCGATTGTAAATCTTTTTCCCAGAAATTCACGAGATTTCTGCCAATTTTGCCGTCTCGGTATTCGGGATGGACCCAAACAATATCGTTTAGCGCCCAAATATGGTTCTTATAGTGGATGTGGTGACGCATGAAAAAGACAGCATATCCGACCAATTTGTTGTCATTTTGGTCGTCTCTGACCGTATAAACAGCCATACTTCCTGATTTTTCAAGGGCATAGTACGCTTCCCAGTTGGGAGCCAACGGAATGTCCTGCCAAACTGCGATTTCCTCCCAGTGCATTTCAAGCAAGTGTTGGATTTCGCTTCTCACGTCGTCGATAGTCTCAATACCTAAATTTAACACCCTAGCCTCCTATTTTAAGTAATTGTTCTGCATTTTCGTGTTCTTGATAATGCAGATTAAACCACGCTTGCACCTGTTCGGGGTTTTTGAAGTCCACATCAAGTAAATCTGACGATTGTGATTTAACGATTGCGTTCATATCACTATGCAGACTTGAGTTATATTGCAGAAATTGCCTTGTATCCTGAAAATTTACAGGTTCTATGGTGTAGTCTGTTAAATCTACACCATATTGGGTTTTAATTGCCGCGCGAATACGGTCATGGCTGTCCCTGTGATCGCGGACAAACCACAACCATTCCTGCTCTGTCTTTGGGGTATTGAGCAGGTTGGCAAGCATTATTCACCCGTGCGATTGCTCCGGCCTTCTGGCCGTGTCGGGTCCGGCTGAACCTGCGTCATCTTGAAATCCGAGCTGTATTCTTTGTTCCAACCGGTTCCATTCCAATGTGCGGTGCCATTGGCCGTCTGGGCGGTGAACCCATTGGGGTTTTCGCCGTTCTGAATGATGCTTTCGAAGTCCATTTTACGCTGTTTTTGGTGCTTCACCATAGTCAACTCCTGTTAGTAAGCGGCGACAACATCGGCATATCCTAGCACGAGGTTGCCCAATGTGAAATCTGGACTTGTTGTTGTGAACCGGATGCCGGTCATGACAAACCCTATCCCTTCAAGAGATGTTCCCCACATTCCATAGAAAGGTTCCGGTGATTTGAAGTTAGGTTGCCGCAATGCAGCATTGTAAATGCCGCTTTGCAGTGAGGGATCAAAACTGTTCTGTGTGGCAAGCCCTGAAATGGAGAGTTCCAAAGTTCCCGAGATGCCCGCATTTGATGTTGAATGGTCAGTCGCCTGTACATAAGCGGCCAAGGCTTGCTTCTGGATAAACATGTGGTTAGCACCATAGTTTTTCGTATCTATGCGCTTTTCCAGCTGTGCCGAAGGTTGCACAAACAAGGGGTAAAGACTGCTGCCGTCTGTTCCCCATGCGTGGTATTTACTGGCGACTTTTTGTGTGTTGATAAATGTCATATCAATTGTCTGTGAGGCAATCGACCAATCTTTTTCATTCCACACTACCATCAAGTTGCGTGCGACCCCTGTGTCGGGATCTCGCAACGTTAAAAAATTAAGATAGTGTTTGATGTTGTAAAGTGTGGCGACCGCAGAAGAAGGTTCAATGCCCCCTTGATCTGGATAGACCGCATTGGCAAACAGTTGCGCCAATTTAAGCGAGATGTTTGCCAGTGAACCCCCATAGAGACCGAAAATACCGAGATTGTTGGCAGCGATGATGGATTTACCAAAATCTTGCACGGTGTCGCGGAAATCGAGCCCTGATTGCGGGTCCACGTTCTGGTAGTTATAGTTTGTGGTCGCCGGCGAGCCCGAAGTGTTGACGTTGGAAACGACAGACACCGAACCATTACCCCAAAAATACAAATAGCCGGATGATTGCCGGACGTTCGTGTATTGTGTTTGAAGGAACGCGTCGGTGTTAACCGCCGCACCCCCACCACTTGATGTTGCAAAATCATACACCGAGCCGGGCGCGCTGAAATTCCATAAGTTTCCGGGCGGAATGGTCGAGAACGCTTGCACCGCGGGGTTGATGATCCATACGCGCGACAAAAAGGTTTCCATAGCCGAACCGGAAATACCATAAGGCATCAAGGACACCGTGGCATAAGCCGAACTGTTGGCCCCGGGAGAGATTTCAACCGCAGGGGCAGTGGTATAATATTTACCTGTCGATGACACAACAACCGACGCAATAGAAGTCGGGTTGAGAACCACAACACCCCCTGCACCGGAACCGCCGCCGCCCGAAAGGATTATTTCTAGATTATCGGTGATGTTTGCGCCTGCATCTGTGATGGTTATGGAGCCTACTTTGTCGCCGTTCATGTTGACGGTTACGGTAGGTAAGGTCGCCCCACTACCCCCACCTTTAAACTGAACGCTAGGTGCCGAAGAATAACCCGAACCAGATGCCGTAACGTTAATGGCAGAGACCGACGTTCCTGTGAGTACGGCGAGGGCTGTTGCCCCTGATCCTCCGCCGCCTGTGACTGTCAGTGTCGGAACAGATGTAAAACCAGTGCCATTATTAAGCACGGTAATTGATGCGACGCCCGTTGGTTTCAACACGGCTTTGGCCGTCGCGCTCGTACCTGTTCCCGAAGTGATGTTGATGGTGGGGGCGGTCACATATCCCGAACCGGGATTTGTGATGGTGATACCTATGATTGTTCCCGCACCACTGATAACCATCGTTGCGTTGGCCCCCGCGCCTCCGCCGCCGGTAAAGGCAATGGTAGGTGGTGAGGTATAGCCGCTGCCGGAGTTCGTGATAATCAAAGACGTAATAGCGCCACCGGAGACGACTGCGGTAGCGGCCGCGCCGCTGCCGACACCGCCTGTAAATGATACAGAAGGCGCACTGGTATAACCAGAGCCTCCGATCAACCCTGTGTAACCTGTTACTTCGCCCGTACTGATAATCGCGGTGCCTGTCGCCGTGGTTCCGCTTGGTGGTGCGCTAAATGTAACGGTTGCCGTTACATACCCCGAACCGGCTGCGGTGATCGCCGCGCCGCCGACCGAACCTGCGGTTAATACTGCTTGCAATTCGGCAGAGGTGTCGGACCCACCACCGGAAAACATCAACTGCACCACATCGCCGGGATTATAACCTGTGCCGGGATTTGTGATGTTGATTTCGGCTACACCACCGTTGTTGACGACGGTGTTGAACGTCATACCCGATCCTGTGCCGCCAAAGGCAGTTACAGTCGGTGTGCTTGAATATGAAAAACCTGCGGAAAGAAGGTTCACACCTTGGGGTGCGGCAGTTCCCGCGCCATACAAAAGGGTGCCGTCCCACGCCCAATAATCATTGGTCGTGTTGCGGTTGCAAATCAACAGATAGATGGACCCCCATTGTTTGCAAAAGGGTTTGTAACCAGTGCTCGCATTATAGAAGGTTCCCGCGGGACCGATAGTTGTTGTAGATAAGGTAGCGATATTAAGTTGAACAGCCGAACCATCATCAAGAAAAATGGCGGCATATTGTGTCGTTGCCAGTGTGTAGAATGAAAAATACACAATGGTTCGCCCTGCGGGGGCTGTGTAATACGCATCGCCGTGGTCATAGAGCGTGCGCAGACTGCCGTTACCCAGACGCACAAAATTTTCCAACCACACAAACTCATGGTCTTCAATCGCATGGGGTGCGTCCTGCCAGTTCATTCCCTTAAACGGAAACGGGCTGTAAACTTTGAAGCCCGGCGGCAGTCCAAGGGCTTGACCTGCTTTGGCTGAAATCTCTGGATTAGTTGCCATTTACCGCTCGCTCGTCAAAAATTACAGTGCCATCAGGAAGAACAAGTTGATCTTTATCGTTCCAGCGGGGGGCTTTTTCTGGGTCTGCCCATTGGCTCTCCGAAGAAAAGCTTTTGTGGTAGGGTGTTTTCCAATAGTCGCTATAGTGTAGTGTTTCGTCGTTAGGGTTTGTTTCCGATTTTGCTTTTGGGTCTCCCTCTGTGTAGGCTTTCCAAAAGCCACGCATGTCATAATCTGTGATTTGCGCGTTCACATCAAACGGAACTTCATTTCGTTTAACCCACTCTCTAAAAATAAGTTCTTGTGTGGGAGACAATTCCGTATTGTAGTTGTGATCTCCGGGCAAAACATAGGATTTGTTCTTTTCAAAAACTGGATCAACCGTCACAACGGGTGTTTCGGGCGCAGCCGTAACAGGCATTTGTGGCGCTACCTTAGGTGCCTCTTTGGATGCCTCATATAGGTTGTTTATCTGCTCGGTATTATCCAAGGTTTCGCCCCTGCATTGCGTTGAACGACTCCATTATGGAGCGCACGTTATTGTTCACTTCTGAAACCCGCGCGGTCTGTCCGGGTGCGCCAATTTCAAGCAATGTGTTGATAATGAGTATAAGCGCGGCACTTTTTACCATTGTGTTTTCCTGACGTGGATCAATGCCTGCCAGCATTACCCGTGCCAACGATAAAACAGATGCCGTGTGGTCGTGAACGCCTGCCATAAAATCACCTTACGGGTTTTGAACATAATAGGTGCGGGTTTTACCACGATCAACAGAAACACGCGCAACGCCCAGATTATCGGCAAACCGGTCTTCCATTGCTTGTGCTTGCGCATAGCGTTGTGTGGACTCGAACGCGATTGCTGCCGCCCCATATTTTAAGGCTTCTTGAAAACCATCGGGGATGACATCGTAGGTGGTATCGTCAATCAGGTTTTTGGGCAAGCAAGTCACATCCAATTCAATCTCGTTGTATTGAGAGGGAACAGGGAACATCCAGATTTCGCCTTGCGGGCCATCGTTATAGACGGCCCAGATGGCCGGATAGGACATATTCAATACGGAGTATGCGCGACAATAGGCTTGGAATTCATCCCAAGGCATCCAATCAAGTGTCGGGCGTGTGGTACCACCCCAATTAACCGAGCACGCGATGGTATCAATCACACTATCCACACCCTCGTATTGAGCCTGCAAAAACTTGTTGAAAAACCCAATGTAAGGATAGCGCTCCACACCGGGAATTGTCTGACAGGTATTGTTGATCGCACCCACAGCCGACACCGGAGGGTTGGGGTAGTAGGTGAAGGCCCCATTCACGTTGTAGTCGTTGTTGAAGTCCACGTTGAAGTCGCCGGTATTGGTTTTTTGATTGGCCGGAAACCCCCACGGCAATGCGCCGGGCTGTGCCGCGGTCGGAATTGCTTGGCCCGCGCGCGCAGATGCACCGAAAGCTGATTGGCCGGTAATCAAACGCCGCACGCAACCTGTGCGTTTTGCAGCGTTTCGCCGCGCAGTGTTGATCCACCGTGTCAGTTGTGCCTCGGACATGAAAGAATAGTTCATGTCGTTCAACAACACCGAGGTATCATTCAAAAGTTGGCTGAGTGACATCGCAATCTTCCAAATTAAAAAGCCCGCGCCCGCATTTCTGCAAGCACGGGCTTTTGTTTCCGATACCCTATGCCGATTAGACTTGCGTCAGGTAGGTTGTATCAGTTTGACCACCCATCGAGAAAGTCACAACGGGGGCTGTGGTGACTACCGAAGCGGTGGGGACGACGAGAGGGGTCGGCGAGGAGGTGTAAACACCACCATCATAAACCACTGCGCCGGTTGCCGTGATCCCCGCACCGGAGATCGGCGCTTTGATGTCGGCGCTACGGGTGCGCACCAGACCGGACTGGGTGTTCGGGTTGGTGTAAGCCGAAGCCGACGTGGGGAAGGCATCTTCTGCGGTGATGCGGGCGACCGAACCAGCCAAACCAGCGCCGGCGGTGCCAGCGGTGTAGCCAGTGATCGACCAGTTCATGATCGCGGTAGCTGCTGCGCTCGAACCACCGCCACCGGCGATGTTGAGTGTTGGCAGAGAGGTCAAACCACCTTGGCCGTGATCGAGGCAGAGGATGGCTGTAACCGTACCAGCGCCCGTGAGGGTGCAGGTTGCAGCGGCGTTGTAGCCGGTGGAAACACCGTTCACACCTTCGCGCGGATCGTTGATGAACACAACCGTCGGTGCAGAAGCGTAGCCTGCGCCCTGATTGGTCACAGTTACCGATGTCACAACACCGCCGGAGATGGTGCAGTAACCGGTTGCCTGCACACCACCTGCGGGCGGGGCAGCAAACTGGACAATCGGGGGGTAGGCATAGTTAACGCCACCGTTGGTCACAGTGACCGTGGTGGAGACTGCGCCGCCGACAATTGCCTTCCAGATCGAGCTACCGGCAGAGGCCGTAACGACCGGTGCCGAGGTATAGCCCGAACCGGCATTGGTCAGCAGAGCGCCGACTGCGCAACCGGTCTGGTTAGCAAGACGGTAGTTCACGCCATCTGAATAGATGTACTTGACACCGCCGTTGTGGTCGCCGCTACCAATGTCGCGCCAGATGCCCGTGATGGGATCAAACTGCTGAACAACGGTATAGAGACCCGTGTGGACCATATACCAACCTGCGGGGGTAATCAGTTGAACCTGACCCGATTGCAGGGTGACTACGTTAGTGGCGACACCTTTCAGTGAAGGTAATACGCCGGAACCAGAAAAGAGACCCATTTGCTCTCACTCCTTAGATTACTGCTGGATATGTGCCGGGAACATTCGGCCATGCTGCCCCAGTGATGCCCGTTACTTGAGCACCGGAGGACGGCTTGGCGCAAACGAGATCGGCGCAAGAGATCAGAACCCCGATGTCGGAAATCTGACCGACGGGGATTTGGCTCTCGAAGCCGGAGAAGGTCATCGGAGCGTATTCGGACATATACAGGCCCGTATAGCGCGAGTTGACCATCAAGCAGGTTCCGAGTGGGCAGAACGGATCTGGGAAGATCGGTGTATCAAGCACTCGGATAGCGCGGAAGCCTGCGTTTACCATGTCATCCTTGTCGTAAATCGACCGAGGCCGCGTGGTGAACATTTCGAGAGACATGAAGTCGCTCATCAGTTCAGCCCAGTTTGCGGGGTTCATGACAGCGTAATCAGGGGCTTCGCCGCCTGCACCAGCCTGTACGCGGGTCAACAACTGTGCCATACCGACACGGGTTGTTGCAGCTGCGCCAGTGTTGGTAATCAATTGACCTGACCAGAACGAACCGGGTGTGCGGGAGATACCCCCATAGGAAGGAACGTTCGTGCCATCGTCAAAGGCTTGGGTGAGAGAGTCCCACACCTGCGAGTTAGCATAGTTGTTGGAATACAACGCCTGTGCGTAAGCCTGCTTAATCACGACAGCCGCGTCGGACATAACCGCGCGCAGCTTCGGAATAACGACTTCGGACGACTGGATGATGGACTCCATTCCGAAGAACCCAATCGGCACCATACCGAGTTTCAGCGAGAACTGTGCGTTCTGGATCGCTGCCGCATCGGTTGGCATCGGGAAGTCACCAGCAAACGAACCCCAGTTGAAGTTCACGAAAGATGAACCCTGCACTGGAACCGTAATCTGGCTGACACCGCCTCGTGCTGCCTTAGCGTTCGACATGAACAAAGAAAGCAGAGGATGTGATTGGTAGATTTGGACGTAAACTGACGGGATGAAGGCACGCCGGGTCAGTGCGGCAAGCTGGGCGCCTAACGCACCGGAGGGCGTGATACCACTCCCCGTCAGTGTTGATACTGGTGATGTTGGATAGGCCATTTAGCTAAATCCTCTTATTAAGCCGCATTACCGAGAGTGTCCCGGACGTATTTATCAGGGTCTCTAACGAATTCGGTCAGTTGAGAATCCATGTAGCCCATCGGATCACGATGAAGCTGCACAAGATCGTCGTTATGTGACTTCGATCCGAACAAATCGAGGTCTTGTGGGCCCCAAGTCGGTCCCGCAACTTTGGCAGGCGGTGCCTTGCTGGCGACATAAGCTGCCGCAGCTTCCGCGTCGGAATAGTTGCCTGTTGACTTCATGCGCTCGACCATCTGATTGAAGCCTTCTTCAGTCAGATTGTATTTGCGACGAGCGTCATCAAGCTGTTCTTCCAGCTTACGCCTTGCCTTTTCATCGTCAGTCGCGCGTTTTTCTTCTTCGCGCTCCTTTAGAAGTTCCTCATACTTTTTTTCCAACTGCTGCATCTTCGCAACATGCGGCTGCACAATTGGATTGAGTATGTCCTCGGTCGTTTTAATGTCATTCCACTTGGCTTTTGCCGTGGCTTGAATTTTTTGACCTACTTCGCCGTCATTCCACAGAGCGTCGATAAGCTCTTTGGAACGCATCAAAGCAATTTGTTCGGGGGTGGCTGTCATGGCTTACTTCCTACCGCCTGTGGAAGGAGTCTTGCCTGCGCCATGCGAGGCATCCATGCCCACATGATCCAAGCCTTTGATACCATTGGTATTACCAGACGGGATGCCGGATTTGCGTGCGCCGATACCCATCGTATCGAACGCGACATACTGCATCGTTGAATTATCTTCTTTAACGTCATTGACGTATGGTGTTGGAATTTTACCCTGAGACATTTGAAACTCCTTATGCTCCTGCGGGTGGCATTGGGGGTGGTGGAGGTGCTCCACCGGGCGCGCCTCCGGCCGGAGGTGCCCCGCCCGGCATCATACCTGCCATTGCGGGTTGCGTTTTGGCCGTGCGGGCCATATCTACAAGCTGTTGAATTGCACCAGCTTGATCGTTTCCACTGCCGCCTTGTTTTTCCATTTGCTTGCCGATGTCGGTCAAGGCTTTGAGAACAGCTTGGTGGAGTGTGGAACCGAGGGGTAATTGAGGGAGGGCCTTTTGCAAAGCCTCTAGGCCGACTTTCAAAGCCGCCATACCGTGTTGGACAGAGCCGCCCATTCCACCAGGCATAGCTGCCGGTCCCGCGCCAGTAGCGGCGGGAGGAGGCCCCATTCCGGGAGGTGCGCCAGCACCGGGAGTTGGTAATGGTAATACCACGATCTAAACCCTTTGATTGTGAGGGAGCGGGGGTTGTTACACCCCCACTCCCCTAAGCGTAAATTACTTACGACCTTTACGCTTTGCCTTGCGGCCACGCTTTTCGATGAGAGTGTCAACGTTAAACATGGTAAAACTCCTTGTTGCTAGGGATGTCGGGAGAGCTTACCATCCCGACGGTGCACACAAAGATTAAGTTGATATGAACGGCCTTGTCAATATAGAATTGAAAAAAGTCGTTTTATATCAAAACGATAGGATGGGATGACATGCTAATACCTACACGCGACATTGAACAATTTGCCCGTAACATTGCAGATGTTTGCATGTCATCGAGGCAAGCCCGACAAAACCGAGGTGCGTTCTATGAGTCCTACGCAACAGCAGGTTCCGCCGACCCTTCTGCTCCGGCGATGTACAACAAAATCTTCTCGTCGCTCGACGACCTCGAATCCCTGCTCTTTTCCCCACTGTCATTGCGATTTGCAGTCACCGACCCTGACATCCCCAATGTGGTCAACCAATCGAAAGGTCGTGCGGCGGCTGGACACATCCGGAAAATGGCGCGCCAAGCGGGGATTGATAATCTGATCTCGCAAGGTGTCGCAGGCAGTCTCCGGCGCGGTATCGGCATCATCAAAACAACGATGGTGAACAAGGAATACAAGAGCCAGATTGTGAAGCCGGAAAACTTCGGCGTGCTGCATGAAAACCACACAAAACTTGACCCTGATATGGAAGCGTTTACGCATCGTTTTCTTATCAACCCTTCGCAGTTCCGAAACCTTGTCAAAGATCGCCCTGACGAGCGTGACTTGCTTGACAGGGCCAAGGCTTACATGCGCTCGACAACGGGCGGGATGAAGGATGCGTCGGCCTCTGCAATGAACATCGTGACGGGGGGTTTATATCCGTTTCAACCTGCTGGTAGCGCCCCACCAAACCCGAGCCGCGGTCTTGTGGATTGGATGTCACAACCTCGCCCGTCGATTGATCCGGCTGTCGAAGCCTCGATGCTGGAAATGGATGAAGTCTGGGTGTGGGATGATCGTCGCGGCGACTGGGCCACATTCCAACTGATCGGCAATGACATTCTGATTGCCGGAAAATACATGACGCAAAACATCTTCTCTTACAACACGGACACACGCCAGACAGAGCCATGCTTGCGCGGGGATCACCCGTTCAACACCATCTGCGTCAATCCTGTTGAAGATTACTTCTGGGGCTTGTCCGAAGTATCGCGCTTGGTTCTGTTGCAAGAAGCAATTAACTCGCGCCTGACAGGCATCAATCGTCTCTTGCGTAAACAGGAAGACCCGCCGACAAAATTCGTTGGTTCGACCGGTGTGAACCAGACCGCACTTTCGCGCTTCAACAAGCCGGGTGGGTATTGGACAGACCAAAACCCCAACGCGAAAATCGAGCGCGACACCGTTCAAATCCCCGAAACATTGTGGCACTCGTTGCATGAATACGAGCGCATGTTCGATGAAATGATGGGCCTGCCTCCGATTGCCAAAGGTCAAGGTGAAGCGGGTGTTCGTTCTGCTTCGCACGCGGAAACATTGGTGCGTATGTTCTCACCCCGCTTTAAAGATCGCGCGTTGTTGGTCGAGCGTGATGTGGAAGCGATTGGCGCAACAATGCTTGATCTGGCGCGCGCACACATCGACCGCAAGTTGATTGCGTGGGTGCCCGAAGAACAAGCGGGTGTGGAGTCGGACGCTATTGCGGGCGAGAACAGCATGTTGATGCCACCCGCGAAAGGCACGGTGCCTGTCACGTTTACTTTTGCTGATCTGCCGGAAGATGTAACGCTGACCGTGGACTCCCATTCGTCGTCGCCGGCCTTCTCGATGGAGTCGAAAGAACTTGCGTTCAACTTGGTGAAGATCGGCGCAATGACCCCATCGCAATTGGTGGATCACGTGGACGCACCAGAGCCAGAAGAATTACGCGCAAGCATTATGCGCCGCGACGTGGCAAGAGCCGAAGCCGCAGCGCAAGAAATGGCCCTCAAGCAGCAAACCCACTCGGGCAAAAAGAAGTAATCAACGTTTACGTTCGTTGATGACTTCGGTTCCAATCTGGCGCAGCGGTGCTTGGCCGCTGCGCACTTCCGACGGCAAGATCGCATTAGGTGCGACAGCCATGTTCCGATAGGCCCCTGCAATCGCGCGCCGACCGAGAAGTTCGGTTTGCTTCTTGCTCATGCCTGCGGCCTTCATCGAGCCCCCACCAAAATAATTATCGGCCATCTGCTGTTGAACGCCGGGTAATTTCGGTGCGACATTTTCGCCGGGCCGGATGTTATCTTTCAGATCGGTCATGTTGTAATCTTCCATGACAATCTGCGCGGTCTGGTCAACCGCTTTCACCCGAACATTCTTGCCCGTCTGTGCGGGGGCCGCGCCCTCTGCAACCATGCGCGTCAGGTTTTCGATTTGCTTTTTGAGCGACTCCATTTCCTGTTTGGTCGAGCACGCTTTGCTTGGGCAAGGCGGGTCGTTTTTGGGAATCGCCTTATAGGTGCGTTTGTACTCATGCCCACACAAATCGCAGCGATAGCTGATCCTAAATTTTTTAGGTGCAAGATAACCGTCGTCTTCCACGTTTTCATACCCTAAATACACCATTGTTTATTCCTCGAAAAACATGAAGGCATTGGGCGCGATACCCAAACGTTGCCCGCCTGCATTGCGTTGCGCCCAGAAACCTTCTTCAACCCACTTCACGTTTTCTGCGTCGTAGGTTCGTGTCTTGCGCCAATAGCCGATATGCACGTCCGATCCGTTGTCCGTCAGATACACTGTACGACCATCGAAGGGATATACACCATCGTTCTCTGGTATTTCATACCATTTTCCGGTTTCTATTTCATAATCCATATTCTGTTCTCCACGGTTCGGGGTCGGGTTCTTCACCTGCCGCGTCTTCCATCGTCCTTAGATAGTTAAAAACAATGCGATTGACAGTTGTGACCAAAGGTTTGTCTTTGTTCTTGAGTTGCTCTTGCACGAAATCGTAGGTCTGCCCCAGAGCCATCATTTCCTTGCGTGTCCAGTCGCGCCACGCACGGACGGCGAAGGCCATTGCAAACACACGGTCGTCTTTGCAATTTTCGTCGCGCGATTCCGGCGCACCAATATGCCCGTCATCTTGGATCACAAGGGCCATCTCTTGCAAGAGGGCTTTTGACCGGATCACCAATTCGTTCGAAACATACGAGCCGCGCAACTGGTGCATCAGGACCGACTGGGTTGACCATGTGGTTGCAAAGCCGATCACATAACCCGCGCCCATCGAGTCCGGCCGCTTATACAGATACATGCGGGCGTGCGCCGCCGCATCCTCCCACCCACGCGCCTGTATGCGCGAAACATTGGACTCCATCGTCAGCAATTGCCGCAGGTGGTCAAATTCGCCCAAGACCAGCGCCCCCGGTCCACCCACTTCGGGGTTGATGAGGCAGTCCTTATAGGCCGACCCCAGATGGAACAGCACCCATGCGGCGTGCTTGGCTTCCACATCGGCGGTGCAATACTCGGCGACCTGCACCATCCTGTCGGCATAGCACCGCCATACGGAGATCACGTGGTGGTCCTTATGATCGTTACGCCCATAGGCAGGGTCCATGCCGATGACATACTTACCCTCGTCCTCGGGTTCTTCCCAAATCTTCAACTCGATGTCGCGGGGGTCGTCCTCGCCCGGATGCAGTTCCACCATACGGAAGTTGAAGAAGTCACCATCCACGATGTAGCGGTAAGCGCGGTAGGGAAGCCCCTCCTCCTCGATGCGCTTGATGTCTTGGGTGATGACACGCGTCTGGAAGAACGAATAGCCGGTCTGCACAAAGGCTTGATCTGCGGTCCACGGCTGGTTCTGATCCAGAAGCGTTTGTTCGGCCCCTGCGGTCTCTGTTTTCCATCTGATCCATGCAAGCTGCTCGGCGGTGATCTTGTGGCCATATTCACGGGCCACAAAATCAATCAACTCCTGTTCCTCGAATTCGGGTGGGTGCAGACCATGTTGCAGGAAGCGCGGGTCTTTGCGGGCGATGATGTTGGTATCACCCGCCCACCAGCCGATGAAGAACGACCGCGCCGTCAGCGGGTCATTCAACCCGTCGATATAGCGCGACCGCCAATGGTTGAAGCCTTTGGCGGTGGACTCGTAAATGTAAAGGCGGTCGGGGTTGGACTGGGCAAACCCTTCTTCCAGAGATTTCAAACCTTCGGCTGATCCATAGGCCGCGACTTCGGTCAGATGCGCAAAACCATAGCCGACACCTTCACCCCATGACGTGCCTTTGTCTTTGACCCCTGCGACCAGCAAATCCAATCGTGCCCCGTTCGAGAATTGCAGCATGGAGCGGTTGTTCTTGATGATCTTGAACGTGTCGCCGAAATAACCGTCGGGAAACGACTCCACATATTTTTGCAACAACATGCGGTTTGCTTCGCGGTTCTTTTCGGTGTCCGTCACAAGGCATCCGATCAGGTTCGCATGAAGTGCCAACCAGAACACATCAATGGCAAGTGACACCGTGGTCACGCCAAGCTGGCGCGATTTCAAACAGTTGAACTTATGCACGCCGCGATCCAAGCCGGACCCGACTTCATGAATGAAGCGCCGCTGCGATTGCCACAGTTCCAGCTTCGTGCCCCGTTCGTCTTGTGACGACACTTCCTTGGACGAGATGCGAATGTCGCCGATGAAGTTGTTAAACAGCTTCACCCACTTGGTTGATTTTACCGCCATTGCGCCGGACCCACATTAAACATAAACGCCGGAACCCCGTCCTCTTGCGCCCCGCCCGCTTCGAAATCGAAACTGTGATCTTTCAAAATCTCAAGCGCCGTTTCAAAAATTCTCTTTGTCCGTTTGGTTTGTTCGGCCTGACGGAAAAGGTCTTTTGCTTGCGCTATGAGAATGTTTTTCAAACGGTTCGGTTTTCCCTTTTTAACTTTGAACCGCTCTGCCAGTTTTTCAAACTTTTCACCTTTGTGGGTAAATTCTTTGATCTTGTTATCCGCGTCACCGATTTGCGCGTTCAGTGTTTTGATGCTGTCGCCAACCACATCGAATGTTTCGATGCGCAAGTGGCGCTGTTCGATCATCCCGATCACCGCATTGACCGCGCCGACTGCGACCGCCAATGCTTCTTGCATTTCATGATCGGCGGATTTGTCATCGACATCGCCCGTGCGGTCATACCGCTCCCGCTTCTCGTCGTCCGACAAGCAGTCATAGGCGCGTGTCAGCGCACCGAATGCCTCTGCCGATCCACCGGCATCGGGGTGCGCCTTCTTCGCTTTGCGTCGATAAGCCTTCTTGATTTCATCGGACTCTGCATCCCGTTTGACACCAAGAATGTCATATAAATCATCCATGTCAGAAACCGTTTTGTTTTAGTATTTCTTCCATCGTAATTTTGGTTCGCTTCGGAGCCAGATCGAAGTCATCCGAAAAGCGTGGTTCGACACCCATTGTTTCGTCAAACATCTTGGCGCGCATTTCGTTTTCCATCTGCTGCCGGTGGTAATCAGGCGCGGGTTCAAAACCCTTTTCAACGTCTTCGCCCATTTGCTTCGGCAAAAGCTGGAAGTTCATTTCCAGATCAAACACGGCGGCAAAGTCTTGCGCCATTTCAATCGACGGCTGGCAGTCCTGCCATTTGATTAGCACATCGTGGCAACGATTGATGATCTGTTGAATGTTCGTCATTGGATGTCTCCCTTTCCAATCCTTGTTCGATAAACCCCCGTGCGACTTCCGTATAGGACACTTTGATGGTGGTCGCATAGGTCTTGAGCCGGTCGAGAAATTCAGAAGATACGGGAACCGTTACCTTCTCCCGTTTCGCGTCCGGCTTGCGTGTATATATTCTTGGCATTGCACCACCTCAATCAAGGGTACCCCGAGCGAGATCAGAGAAGAAACAATCCGTGTTCTTCACAAAATCCCGCGTGACATTTTTCACCACGTCTCTCCAATAAGTTTCATAAACATGCGCCGCGTTGGAGTGCGTTGTCTGAAATTCACAAAACGCTTTTTGATCGGGTTCAAACATATAAGCTGTTTTAAGATCAAACGGACAGAACGTGTAATAGGGCAAGACCATGCTGTCGTAAGGGTTTTCTTGCGCCACACGGAACGGCAGCAACACCCCGCTATCCGCCCATGTTTCAGACTTCAACGCTTCCGGCATTTCACGCAGCAAGGCTTTCGCATACGCCGAGTCCGGCGGTCCCATCATCAACGCATTGCAGATCGAGGCATTGCCGGGTTCGAAACACAAACCAAAACGATTGAAGTGAAACCACTCGTCCAGCGGCTTCAACAGCAGCATATCCGTATCAAGATAAATACCACCATGTTTAATCAGAATTTCCAGCCGCGTCACATCCGATTGCAGTTGCGGCCATTCAATCTTTACCCCTTCGTATTCACCCGACATTTCAATATGCCGGACTTCCACAAGAGATTTGATCCGTTCCCACCACTCGTTTTGTATTGGCTCTTTGTCGATCCAGAATAAAATCTTATCCGGCTTCTGGATAGCCTTGGCACGCGCCACCGCCACATAATTCACCAGTGACAGCGGGCGCGTGTTGTCCCATGCGGGATAGATGAAATGAACAAGGTTCTCGATCATTTCGTCTTCGTCTTTTTCTTTGCCGGATGGGCAAAAGCCCCCAAGTTTCCAATCGGGCTATAAGCGGGCTTCACGGTCTTTGCTGCCATCGGTTTGACTGTGGGAGTGACCGCCGGTTTGCCCACAGTGGTTACAGGAGCTTTCGCCATATCACTTGCCTTTCTTCTTGGCCTGACGTTGCGTTTCTTTCGCAATCGCCACCGCTTGCTTTTGCGGTTTTCCAGCCTTCATTTCTTTTTTGATGTTCTTTGAAACATCTTTTTCTTTCGAGGATTTTTTAAGCGGCATCGTTCTCTCCTTGGTTGCGACGGCGACGGCGGGGTTCTGCCGGCGCTTCGTCAAACAGACTGTTGGGTGCTGCGACTTCCGGTTCCGGCTCGGGGACCATTTCCGGTTCGGACAGCACGGGTTCATTCAGCTTGATTTCAGGCGCGGGTGCAAGGGGTGTTTGCGGTTCGGGGTTGCGGTGTTTGTTCAACACCTGCATCAACACCCCGCTGATCGCGCCGACGGCGGCTCTGTACGCAGAAACGGAATCTTTCGTCCGGTGGTCAATCGGGATTTCCCACACACGCACATTCGCCGCCGCCTGCAAGGCCGCAGCCAGTTCAAGCATAAAATTTTCAAGTTCTTTGTTCATGTCAATCTTTCCATGTCAACGCTTTGACGGCCCACATCTGGGCGGTCTGCGCTTCGGTAATTGCAATCGACGCCAGCCGCTTCTTTTCGGAGCTGTTGTCGGGATCGTTTCGGATTGCATCCATCCGGTCAATCAGTTTGGCGTAGCCGGATTTGATTTCCTCGACCATTGGGTCGCCGCCCGGATTGAAAGACAACCCTACAGCCTTTTCACCATAAGACATATCAAAACTCTCCTGTTGAGGTGACACCATCTTATCAGATGGTTTTAGTTGCGGCAAGTTGCCCGCATGGTGTGCTTCACAGTCCCTCCCCTTCCTCGCAATCTATTGTACGTTTGATGCAGGCGACACGACCCTCTTCAGCTCGCTGTTCTGCTATTTCTTTCGTTGGGTGGCCCCTGCCCGTAAAAGTTGGATATACATTGACCCATTCATCCAGCTGGATGCGGGGTTTGACACAGGCGATGCGGCCATCTTCAGCGAAACGCTCTGCTATTTCTCTTGTTTGGTGGCCCCTGCTCGTAAAAGTTGGATATACATTAACCCATTCCTCCCGCTGGATGCGGGGTTTGACTTCAACGAGGTCTAAATGAGAGTTGCCGTGGCTATAATAAGCACCGCTATCGTACCATTGAATAGCCTCCCACTTGCCGTTGTGACAAATAGCCCCGTGAATTGGTTGGGAGGGTTTTCCATCCACTGCATAAATCCGCACTTCCCGCCCATCTATGGTGTGGTATTGTTTATCTAATGATATTGTCATAATTCCTCTCCTTCTCCTTCTTCGCAATCTACTGTGATTTTGACGCAGGCGATGCGGTTATGCCGACGGCGGTCTGCCGTTTCTTTTTCTTTCCAACCTTCAAGATGATTTTTAAAAACATTCACCCAATATTCACGCTGGATGCGGGGTTTGACTTCTATGAGGTCTAAAGGGCTAGAACCTAAACAGCCACCCTCTTTTTCCCATGTGCATGCAACCCACACACCATCAAACAGATACGCTCCGTGAATTGGGTACAGTCCACCACTATCCACTGCATAAATCCGAACTTCAAATCCGCATCTGGTGCGGTATTGTTTGTCCATTGATATTGTCATTGTTTGCCCCTTTGCATTAGCTTCCAATATTTCTTTGGTTGACATCGAGCCGAAGTCTTTAAGTGTCGCACATTCCATCACTGCCATTCTCCCTTCATTGGTAGTCCGGGCCGGTTGGCCCCGGCGCACCAAACCAAAACATCGCATCCAAAAACGGAACTTCGTAATTCTCATCAACCACCACTTTATAAAAAATACACCCTACGCCGGCTTTTGCTGTTTTATATCCGGCGATTTTTACCGCTTGTTCCCGCGACGAAAAAACACCGACAATCCGATACCCCGTTTTCGTGGTGTAAGTCGCTGCCACATAAACTTCCATTTTTGTTTTCCTTATGCGGCGTTCAATGCGCGGTAAACCGTTGCGCGTGAAATACCCAGTTGCTTCGCAATGGCCGTGGCCCCCAGTTTCTTTCCGGCGAGTTGGCGGATCGTTGTTACTTCCGCAACTTGGGGGCGGCCTTTGCCGACATACTTGCCTTCCGCTTTGGCTTTGGCGATGCCGGCAGCCTGCCGATCACGTCTGATCTCATTTTCAAATTCCGCAAAGACACCAAGCATGGATAGGAAGGCGCGACCAGTTGGGTTCGAAGTATCAATGTTCTGTTGTGTGACCACAAGGGCGATTCCACGGGCATTAAGATCGTGGACGATGTTGGCAAGGTCACGCACCGACCGTGCCAACCGGTCGATTTTTGTGACCACAAGCGTATCGCCAGTGCGCATGAAATCGAGGAGCGTTTTGAGTTCATCTCTGTTGTCCAACGTCTTTGCTGAAATCTTTTCGGAACGGATCATGTCGCAGCCAAACGCTTTGAGTGCATCCATCTGGATTGTGAGGTCTTGCTCCTTTGAGGAGACGCGGGCGTAACCGTATTTCATGACAAGGTGTCCTTCAGTTTCGGAGTTTCGGTAATTACAGGACATGTTGTCTCATAAACACCCAGGCAATGCAACATAAAAAGACAGGTTGTC